TAAGAAATCCTTAGCAACCATGTCAGCTTCAATCATATCCTGGAATATGTTTTTCTTTTCAGCAGACATTACATCTTGAGATTCGGCTTTGATTGTGAAAAGCCTATCGTTCATTCCATTTACGACAATATCAACGAACTTTGGGATAATAGGAATTGGAGTCCAATCAAGATTAAGCATGGACATATCTCCATTTGTAGATAGCTCATCTTTATATTTTTGAATAGGCTGTTCACCTCTTGCGTATAACCTTAAGCGATGGAATTCACCCCACTGATCATAGAAACGACATGTGTTAGCTTTTCTCTTGAACCACTCACCTTCAACCGCCTTTGCTACTCTTAAACCATATTCCATTGTGGCCTTTTCCTCATCAGTAGCCATTTGGTTAGGAAAGGGTGATTGATAAATTACAACTGATAATTTCTCCATTATTTTATTATTTCGCTTCTAGTTCCACGATTGTCGTATCTTACAAATTTAATACTTATTTTCGATTCTTTTTTCTCTGTTTCAAATAAATGCTTACGTGTAGCCATAATTGCTAGACCAGAACTAATCGAGGCATCATGTTTAGTCCTATTATTTGGATCAAATTTAGCCCAATCTTCCAAAGTCTTAGTAAAGTACATTGATCCCATACAGTCAGGATCTCTGTAAGTTCCCTCAGTATCAAGCCCTACATACTCCTCGACATATGTCTCAATTGATGAGGCGTGAGCTTGCCTAACATCCTCAGATGAGTTAGGTATCCCACCTATCTCTATCTCGGTCTTAGATAGCTTTGTTTTATGCTTATCTGGCCTATTCATTGAGTAAGCTCTGTACCCTCTGTTCTTGAAGTGATATAGTAGTCTAGCCTTGTTGTTCTCTGCCAACACTGGCATACCATAAAACACACAAGCCATTAACACATCCTCAAAAAATATCTCAGCAGTCTGAGGTCTTGCTATGTACTCTAAGAAGAACTCATTTGTTGGAGCGTTAGCCATGTGATACTTAGTCATACCATGTAGTGCACCATTAGAGCCACCACCCCCAACAACACCAGATATATCGTATGGATCGCATCCAAACGCACCTAAGTGCTCATTTCCTGGGTACTTCTTACCACCTCTAGTTATCACATTATTTCGCATCTTATGCTCTGGAATCCAAGAAACCAAGAACCTACCATTCTTATCTGGAGTCCAAATAACCTCGCTATCTAGCTTACCATTCTTCCAATGGAAGTACCCTCGCGTAATTACATGCTCCTTAATCAATGAGTCATTGTAGTCAATCTGTTGGTAAATCTTTGTTAAGTTGAATACCGACTGCTTAGATTCATCTCTGAAGGCATGAGATTCAGTCCTTGGGAACTGACGGTAAAATTCATTCAATGCATCAGAGTCACTTTTCAATGCGGCTACCTCATTGTTCCACCAAGTAATAACGCCTTGCGTTATCATCTCTCCATCAATACCCCTTACTGGCTTACTAGGATCTTCAAATACAGGCCAACCAAACTCATCAATATATCCCTCAATATTCCACTCCATTGGAATGAATAACGAATACAGACCACTCTTTGTCTGACCATTTGCTGACCTTACCTTTGGATCGCTATCGTTGTATAACTTCTTGAAATTCTCACCACCTTTATTTAATGCATTTGATGTCGAACCCATCATACACTTACCAACAATCTTGCTACCTAACCTAAGACAAGTCTTTGTTACTCGCCAGTTATTTAATATGTTCTCAGGCTTCTCCCACTTACCAGACTCGTCATGTACAAGCATAAGTAGCTTCTCACCATCGTAACTGTTGTCAGCTGTGTTCTTCCAGTCAATTGTTGTGTCAAGTCCATCAATCTCATCTTGATTTTCTTGATCCATATTCTTACGTGTAATCTTACTAGCAGGAACACGAAAGGCAAGTTCAGTCTTTGGATTATCCATACCATCTTGGATAGGCTTGAAGAAGAATGGATAGTTCCTTACAATTGGAACAACCTTATCCGTAAACATCTTCTTAGCATCAGATCCAGTCTTAGATAGTATACCAATCCTAGAGTCTCTTACTATTGTTCCAGTGTTACTTATTTCAGCACTAGACATAAATGAGAACCCAGAACGTCTATTCTTTAAGTAGTCCATACCAAACGACCTGTTGTCAGCTTTGCATGCTTCCCAATAGATATAGAATATTCTGTTTGATTCTCTGAAGTCAGGCAGACCAATGTCAATCTTCGTCCATTGAAGGTACATATAGTGTGTGCCTGTTATATACGTTGGCTTGCTATTATTCATAAACCAATAACCATTATCTCGCCTATCAAATTCACCTTCAATAAAGTCAACGTACTTTGACTTAAATACGTTATCTCTTCTATTCCAATCAAATATTGTCTTGATCTTTTGAAGCTCAGATGAGTACTCTTGCGCTTGCCACTTATTGTTAGTATTTGCTACGTTGTCAGGCCTTGATGGTAGTGCTACCTTTATACCATTTATGTCGTATATCTCTCCAATCATACCATCCTTAGATATGACAACAACATCATAATCTTTATTGTACCCATACTCCCAAGACTTATGTCTGTTTTTGGTTATCAATACATTCTTAGGAATGTAATCATCAAGTACAATGTAAAGATTATTTTCCATTACTTCTTCTTTGCTCTACCTTCAGCAAATCCACCATTTCCTACAACTACTGTAGGTACAATGTTATTACTTTTATTCTCTTCATCCTCAATCTTCTGCAACATATTCAGAGCATCTTCAAATGCTAATCTCTTAGCAGACGCAGCGTTCTTTAATTTATCAGCTGATATGTCATCTTCTGAACGAGTAATAATAGGCTCTTTTAGTACCTTTATCAACTCATCAATAGCTACCTTTGCTGCTTCTAGTATTTCTATTTTCTTAGACATATATTCCGATTATACATTCTGTAAAGAATCTCATCATTTACTCTGAATTCATACTCACTGTCTGGGGTAAATGATACGATGTCTCCAACATTAACTTCTTCTAAATCATCATTCTTAAATACCAACTTACCCCAAAGCTCTTCAAGTCCAGATATAGGGCTGAATATTTTATCTTCAGAAGGTATTGGCTTAATGAAAATAAATGGAGACAAGGCGTTCCAATTGTCACCATTATTAGAATACAGATACACTTGATCTGGCTCTACAATAAAGTAGTCATCAAACAAATGATGCCAACTGCTCTTTTGTCTGCCCCTCATGTCATAGTAAAACTTAAACACATTATGGTGAACTACCACAACATCGCCTTGTGTTATAGGACCTTCATAATAGATAGGAACAGAAATAACTTCAGCAAATCTATTTGATACAGTGTGATCTTCTTGGGAGGCACTTATAATGAACTCACTATCTCCGTAAGTCCTTATGTTGTCGTACCGCCTCCCATCAATCGGCTTGATGATAAAGCAGTATGGGGATTTCATTAGAAATTTATATTAAATTCAATTGATACAGGAACTGTGCTTGAGAATTCCTTCCACAAAACAATCTCGTCCTCTTTAATAATATAGAGTTTTATTCCATCCTCATTCCTAATGATTTGATAGATGGAATAACTCTTATCAAGTACTTCTTGACCTACAGTGTAGTTCATACACTTCATGTAGTCAGGACCTACTGATATTTTTCTAATTATATTCACCAGTTTGTAGATTTATGGTGATGTCACCATATTTTGCGATTACCTCTTCTTGATACTTAGCTAAGTCATGTACTGCTACTTCTAAGTTAGCAATAGTTGCTTTCTTTTGGTTTTTAAGTCTTTCGAATGAAAGCTCAATATCTGCAACTTGGAATTTAAGATCTCTAAAATTTCTGTTTAACTCTGTCAATTTAGACAGCTCGTCTTGTTCTATTTTTTTCATTTTATTTAATTTTGCAACAAATATAATGAAAATTAGTTATAAACCCTAATCTCAATAGCACAATCAGTTAATATTCCGTCAGATGCACTACCAGCAGAATTGTATGTATTTATAACTAATGTATCAGCATCATCTCTATATACTTCTGCCCTTGTTTTACTAGGAGGTTGGTTTATTACAATCCAAGTCTTATTATTTACAAATGCACCAGTAAGCGTAGCATAATATACTCCAGGGCCTTCAACATCTTTTGTGAATACAATATCACCAATCGTATTTTCTAAAATATCAGGAATTGGTGCTCCAGATGTTCTTTGAGTTAATAAAGCTGCATACACTTTATAAATAGTAGTACCAAAATTTGACATTTCAAATTGCGCTTGATCTCCATTTGAATCACTACCAAATAACCTATCACCAGCTTCAGGCGTTTTAACTGCGTAATTATTTACTTTCATCTCCCTTGTCCTTTATATGTTTTTTTATAATTCTTACTAGATTTAGACTTAGACGTTTTAGTTTTAGAATGAACGCCAGGTCTTGAAACCTTTGGGCTAGCTAAAAATGATGATGCGTCTTTTTGCTTTTTCATATCACAAAGTTACAAATTTTTAAGCATCTCAATTACACGAGGACATGGGTACATGTCAGACTTGTCCTTACGTACAGAATTATGAGTATAGATACCATCCTCACCCTTCATTGCTCTCTTACATAGATCCCAAATATCATCGTCATAATCTTTTGATATATCATACGTCTCACATAGATATACAACTAACTGACGCAAACTCTCAATCTGCTTGTCAGTGTACTTATGCCAATGGTAGTGTCCTTTAAATGGTTTGTCAAGTTTAGTAACTTCACTTATATCCATTGGCCTACCAACATAGTTATAAAACTTACCACCTTTCTCTGTCAAAGGCCCCCAGTTACATACCTCAATACCAACTGAAAACTTATCTAGTGGCTTATAAGGAACACCAACATTTGAGAATGCTGCATTCTTTAACCCCAAGTGATAAGACCACTCCCTAGATGAGAAGCACTGAACAATTGTACCATTTGCACCAATTATAAATGCAGTAGCAACTCTTTCTTTTGTTCCGTCCCAATATCTTGCAACAGCAACAGGATCACCGCTACCAGCAGTATGGTGTAAATAAATCTGATTCTTTGGAGTTTCCTCTTGGAAATATTGAGTAGTTTTCAATCTACTCTGAACTATTTTTGTTGTATCTAACTTCATGCTAATTTTTCTGCTTCTTCTTTTGCTCTAGTTATAAACTCTCTTAGAGATTTTAATATATTCTTGCCAGTAACTGACTCATAACTCTCGTTTATTGATTTTACCTCAACAGCAACACAGAAGAATGCTACCATTTTTGTCATTACAAGGTCAATAGATATGAATTTAGCTATTAAATCAGATGCTATGTACTTCTCTATCAAAAATGAAAATAAGATAGCTCCTGAGTAAAGTAATGACTTACTTATAACGTGTGATAATCTTCTGCTTCTAATGGACTTCCATCCGCTTTTCTTTACGCTACGCCAAATACCGAATCCAGTATCTAACATGATTGCCAATATGGCAATATATACCATAGGCTTAACTGGTGAAATAACTGCTAAAAACGATGTAGCTAAGAGTGTTAAGTTTGCTTTCAAAATAAGTAAAATTTTATAATTCTGTATGTAACATATATCACTAACAAAATTAATAAAATTCCTATAATATTATTTAGCAAGGTTTTATACCAAGGAGTCTTTTCATATATCTTAATAGGGATCTTTCTGTAGACCACTCTCTCTATAGGTTTCTCGATATATATAGTGTCACATTTACCGCTGATATACACCTTATCTTTCACTCTCCATACCTTTACTTTAATACGATCCTTGTACAATGTAATCGTGTCATAAAGCTTATAAGCATCAACAACTGTATCAATCTCAACCTCTGGGACTGTTATACGAATTGTATCACGTATAGTATCCTTCACTATAAGCGTGTCGCTAGTTAAAAGATATGGATACTTCTTGACTAACCTATCAAATCTTCGTTGAGGTGTACAGGCTGCTAAAGCAAATAAAAATATTATTAGATACTTCATTCAAAAGGTGGTGGTGTTGGTTTAGGTTCAAAAGGACTTAACGGTATATCTAATAAATAAGCGTATTGAGTTGGTGCAATGTCCGCTTCATCTTGCTCACTTAAAAATAAAAAATATACATCGTTAATATCTTGAACGAAATTAAAAAATGTATCAGCATCAAAGAACACTCCTTGTAGTTCTTCTGCTTGTTGGTTTGTTACTATTCTACCTTCCATTGTTATTTAAAATTATACGTTTCTACTTAATGCTGTTTGGTACGTGTTTACAAGAGTATAAAAGTTAGCTGCTTCTGTATCTGTTAAACCGTCTCCTATTGAAGCAAAGGCACATTGTTTTGTTGAATAAGAAGATATTACTCCAAGTGTTGTATTATTTGAAGCTCCGATAAATAAATTACCATTTGGTAATATATTGATATTTGCACTTGT